CAATTTTTCATTTTATATATAGTTTTTCCTCCCGTTCATTTTTCTAAATCTCTATACTATCCATTTTCTCATATCGTGCTATAATGCCTTCTCAAAAAATATATTATAAAAATAATTCTCCGTATATAAAGAATTCTATAAAACGTAAAAACGTTCTTTATTTCGCCTAATAAGCCAGTAATACTTACTATAGAAAGAGAAAGAAAAAAGGAGAGATTCATATTTCTACTATAATAGTAAATGACCGTATTAAGATAGAAGGCAAGTTAAATCTAACCGTAGAATATAGCCCCACAGATCCTCGTATCTTATCTATAGAAGGTTCTTTGGTATCGAGTGCGGGCTATATTACTCCCATATACTCTCTCGAAAACGAAAGATATCGTATCGACGGTATAACGGTATTAAAAGAATTATACGACGGAGAAGAAGATGAGATAGGATATTCTTTCATGGCTCGATCTTATTCTATTGCGGATAGGTTAACGGAGGTGAGAACGGTCGATGAGTGACGATAATAAGCTTCAACCTATATCCAAGGGAATAGAAACCGAAGATTTATTTATAGAGCCTCTTGCTTCGGACGAAGAAGACGAAGAAGAACTAGAAGCGCTTAAATCTAAAACATCCGCTATTCTAGCGACTATAAAAAAGCAAAATAATCCCTGGGGTATGAGCGCCAAAGGAGCAATGGCCCGAAATTTAGCGGTCGCCAAAGCCTCTACTAAAAACGGTATGTATGCTAGAATACCTTTAGTATGTAAAGGAGGAGAGTGTCCTTATGCCGATCAGTGTACTCTTCTTCCGTATGATATGGCTCCCGAGGGAGAATATTGTGCCGTCGAGTTAGCTCAGATCGATATTCGTTCGATCGGTTATGCTAATGATATAGGATACGACGAAGCTTCGTTTACGGATAAGAACTTAGTATCGGAACTTATAATGCTCGATATTATGCTAGAAAGATGTAAGGCTTTATTGTCTAAAGAAGGAACCCCCGTTATCGATATGTCTATCGGAGTAGATCAAGATGGTAACGAAATAAGACAGCCGGCCGTATCGAAAGCCTGGGAAGTCTACGAGAAAGTATCTAAAAAAAGAGATCAGACATATCAGTTGCTATTAATGACTCGTAAGGATAAGGCAAATAAAGATACGTCGGCCGAGAGTCAGAATATCTCTAAGATCCTTCAGGATGTTATCGATAATACTACGATAGATGCTATATAAGTATATATAAGTATATTATAATAGAAAGGAAATGTATATAAAATGCTATGGGCAATTAAACAATACTTAAGAACGAATGATTCAATAAATAAAGTAATGAACACGGGGAAATCACTTTTTGAAACCGGTAAAGGTCTAGCGAACAATACGGCTGAACAAATGAGAAGATCCGCCGAAACGTTGGGTCAAGTATATAATTCCGGTAAGGGCAGAGCAAGAGGTATAACCGGGCAAATAAAAAGACCGTTTGAGCAGGTATATAATCTAAGAAAAAACGAATCAATAAACGACGCAATAGATACGGGAAAACTACTTTTCGGAGCCGGTAGAGGTTTGGCTAGCGATATGGCCGGACAGATGAGAAGATCAGCCGAGACGTTAGGACAGGTATACGATTATCGTACGAAGATAAATCGTCCCGCAGCTTTTCGGCGTGCGATGGGGTACGGCAATGACGTTAATCTATTTAATGTGCCTAATAAGATGACTCCGACGGCTAGAATTAAGGCCGGCCTAATGAATGATAGAGGCGAATATAGCAGACCTAGGATGGTAGGCGCCGCCTTCGGAGTTTATGCGGGGGCGACAAGCATAGGGCGCATTGCTAGCGGCGGAGGCCTATATAGAGACGCGGACGGAAACTTCGATCTTATGGGCCTCCCGATCGTTTAAAGAAAAGAGGGAACAAAATAGGATTCGCATCTAGTATACTTAGAGCTCCTCTTAACGTCGCAAAGAAAGTTGCCGAAGGCGCGGCATTTTTAGCGAGAGATGCTCGAGTAGGAATGGAGAGTCAAAACCGAGGAATTAACCTCTTAGGTTACGGAGCAGAAAGAGCCCTCGCGGCGGGGAATAAGCTACTAAAATATACTCCCGAGAGATACGTCACGAAACCGAACGGAAAAGTAATGAGACAAAGCGGCGGGCTTAAGTTTACCAAGTTAGGAATGGGAGTATTAGTAGGAGCCGGAGCGCTAGGCGGAATGAGAGATGCTCAGGAAGCCTACGTAGAAAAACAGACGGGGCAAATCGACGCAAATAAAAAGACGGCGACTCCCGAAATAAATCTAGAAGAATATGTTCCTCAGATTAAAAACGGAGGTGCCACAGGAGATCTCGTATTCGCATTGCACCAAAACAGAAAGAAGAAAGGAGAAGGGGGAAGCATAATAGATGCTTAAAGCAATAGGACAAGCCCTATGGAAAAATAAATTTAATGCTGCCATAGGCGGATACATCGGAGTCTCTACCTACAAAGACGATAGAGAAGCCGGAGCTGGAATGATGTCTTCTTTAGCTCATGCCGGAATAGAAGCAGCATTGCCTTTAATTAGCTTGCCGGCATATTTCGCTTATACGGCTGCGACCGTATTACCCGAGGCTACATATAAGGGATACATGGCTGCCGATCGGTATAAACGTAAGCTGGCGGCCGAGGCTTCGAATTACGCATTCGTAAACGCTAGATTTAATGATACAGATCAGACTTATACGATGCGTCAAAGAGGAATGGAAATAACTAAGCGAGGAAAATATAATATACAACAGGCGATGCTCGGCAACGAAGCTAAGTATATGATGAGATAAAATAATATAACAGGCGGTGAATTAAAATAGGAGCAGCAAAATTAATATTCAAGAAGGTTGCCGGAGAAACAGGGTCTTTTCGTAAACTTACTACTATAGACGTAGGAGGAATAAAGACCGTACTAGGAAAAGATAATAAACCGGTAGGAACTATTCGTGATGGAGTTTTTACTAGAGCTAGCGAAGGCGGCGGAATAAAACCGTTTAAAACAAAATATTTCTCTAAAGATTTAGACGAGATAGGAGAAGGTCGCGTAAATAATGAGATGAGGTCTCGTCTCTCCAACGATATGGTCAATATGGCGAAGAGGGTTCGCGGCGCATCTACCGAAAAAGAATACCGTAAAATAGCTCAAGATTACGGATATGAATTTAAAGACGGTATGAGCAAGCAAGATATGATCTCTGCGGCTAGAGATAGTATGAGAGATAGTATTAAACGAGGTCCTTCTATGGGAGATAGGTTTAGAGCCTATCACGGCCCGGCAATTACTGGCGTCGCTACAGCAGGATTAGCAATGGGAACTGCTTTTAGAGTAATGGGTCCGAAGTCGAATAGAGAACTGTATAGCGAACCGGGGAGGTATTAAATGACTCCGGTAGAAGCAGCAAAATTAAAAAAAATCATGTCCGATCCCGTGCTATGGGCGAGAGCCTTTTTAGTCACTAACGACGCGGCGACAAAAAGGTTCGGCCCGTGGGAAGCTCGCGACTATCAAGCAGAGATGTTAAGAGATCGATCTCTTAAGAAAGTATATCGATGCGGGCGTAGATGTTTACCCGGCTGGATTCAAATTCCTGATCCCGTTACGGGAACTAAGAAAACGGTTAAAGAGTTGTACGACGCGGGATTTGCAAATGTTTATTGTTGTGACGATACATTTGCAATTCAAATTCAGAAAGATTGTCCTGTCTCTTACAACGGGAAGAAAAAAGTCTTTCATATTACGCTCGAAGATAAAAGATGGATAGACGCTACAGATAATCATCCGTTCTTAACGCCGACTGGCTGGAAAGAATTAAAAGATCTTAAAGTCGGCGACTCTCTAGCCGTCCCTTCTAAAAACGAAATCAGCGGAACTGTATTGTGGAAGAGAATTACAGAAATTCTACCCGGCGGCGTAACGGATACCTACGATCTTCATGTCCCCGAGTATCACAACTTCGTAGCAAATGGTATTATCACTCATAATACAGGTAAGTCCGAAACTATGGTTGTCGAGGCTTTATGGCGAGCATTTACGAGTACGAGCCGAGAGAAATTTAGAATACTATGTATAACTCCGTACGAGAATCAAGTTAATCTACTGTTTATGAGAATGAGAGAACTGATTCATAACTCTCCGTTAGTAAAAAACGAAGTAGTTCGAATGAAAAACTCTCCTTATATGATAGAGTTTTCAAACGGAGCAACCATACTAGGTTTCACGACGGGTGCGTCGTCCGGAAGCGGCGCAGCGTCGATTCGCGGGCAGCGCGGCGACCTTCTTCTGCTCGACGAAATTGACTACATGGGTGAGAATGACTATTCGACCGTCGCTATGATTGCTGGCGAACGCCCCGATATTGCCATGATATGCTCGTCTACTCCAACAGGTAAACGCGGTACGTTTTATCGTATGTGTAAAGATCCGACATTCGGATTTAAAGAACACTTTCATCCATCTATGGATAACCCCAACTGGTGTAAACAGATGGAGGACGAATTCAGATCACAGCTTACGGCTTCTCAGTATGAACACGAAGTACTAGCCGAGTTCGGAACGGAAGAAGCCGGCGTATTCGATAAGACGCTAATAGATGCCGCCATGAAAAAAGAATTTTATATTTATAATCCGTTAACCGAGATGCAGAAAAGAAATCTCGAAGACGGATATCAACCGACGGAATATATTTACGACGAAAATAGTCCGGCGCCATATAATCCATTTAGATGCGTCGGGGTAAAAATCACACCAAAGCTTCTTAAAATAAGATAAAAGCTGCGTAATATATTATCTGAAAGGATGATAATTATGCAGAAAAAGTATCAAGATAAAAATTGGCTTCAACGTAAAATAACAGAGTTGGGAAATATGACCGCTATCGGACGACTATGTGACGTTAGCGGAGATACGATAGAATACTGGAGAAAAAAGTTTAATATTCAACGGAATATTATACACAGAAGAAAGACATCTCTCGATGAAAATTATTTCGATCTTATCGATACAGAAGAAAAAGCTTATTGGCTTGGATTCATTATGGCGGATGGAAGCATGGAAGAGTTTTCCGGGAATCGTTATTGTTATAGGCTAACAATGATATTAAAAGATTCTGACAACGCTCATCTCGTAAAAATGTCAAAAGCCCTTTCTTACGATGGAGAAATCAAAGAAAGAACACTTGAAGACAAGAGAGGGTTTACTACTTACTCTTCAGTATTAAGAATTACATCTAAGAAGATGTGCTCTCGCCTAATTGAGCTCGGGATTGTTTCAAGAAAGACTGGAAAAGAACATATTCCTAAAGATATTCCGGAAAGTCTCGTAAGGCATTTTATCAGAGGCTTTTTTGATGGCGACGGAAGTATCACAAAATCTAGTAACGGAAAATTTTATCGTTTTAAACTAGGATCTGCATCTGAAAAAATAATAATCGAAATCCAAAAATGGTTAGAAGATGAAATTGGTACCGTTAATTTTTACGAAGATTGTCATTATAGAATTCCATTTTATGTTTTAGAATCAAACAAAAAAGACACCTGTGATAAGATCTATCACCTGCTATATGACGATGCAAAAATTTATCTTGATAGAAAATACGAAAGAGTTAAAGAAGCAATAAATTTGCCCCTCTAGGTGGTAACATCTAGAAAAAATACTCATTAATTGCGGGAAACCCCTTAGAGCTTTATGTACTAACCGATAGTGGCAACACACATCGGGGCCGAGCTAATCACTCGGATATAGTAAAAAGCATAAAGATTGGGCAATCCGCAGCCAAGTCGCTCCTCGTTGAGAGCGAAAGGTTCAACGACTATCCCTCGGTCCTAGCGGACAACAGGAGTACGGCTCTAGTGAGCGGGTGAGATTCCCTTAATCGGAAATATGAGTCTCCTTACTTTATTTAGTAAGGATGAAGATATAGTCTGGACTTACGCGAAAGCGCAAGAAGGGCCGAAGTAGCGATTCGGTTCGTAACATAACGTGATTGGGATGCGACGCAGGCTGGTTCGTCCATCCTAGTCTTAGACTTCGACGTAAATAGAAATTCCTTTAAGGTAATAAAGACCATAGAGGTTCCGCGTGGCGAGTATACTCTAGATAAGGCAGTCAACTGGATTATTCACATAAATAAAGTATATAACCCTTCATGGATCTTCTGTGACCGTGGATACGGTGACTATCAGATAGAAAGACTGCATATTTACGGAGAAAGTCATCCGGAAACCGGATTAAAAAATAAAGTAGTCGGCTATCAGTTTAAACAGTCGTTAGACATTATTAATCCGGTTACGAAAGAAACCGTAAAAGAGCCCGTTAAGCAATTTATGGTTAATCAGCTCAAGCTAACGTTCGAGCGTAATCGCATGATCCTATGTCCGTTCGATGAAATGCTTCATAAACAGTTAGTAGACTATTCAGTCGAACGAGTTACTCAGAGCGGCATGCAAATCTATACGAGCGTTAACGAACACTTCGTAGATGCTCTCGGGTTAGCACATTTAGCATTCGTATTAAAATTCCCCGATTTAACACAGGCGATTAAGCAAGTAGAAAACTCTACCAAATTATCGCAGTCTCATGCGGACGTACTAAATCGCGACGCAAATAGCGCGTTAAGAGAAATTATGAATCCATTGAATCCCTGGGGAAATAGACCTCTAACTCAGATAGGTAAAGAGCCGGGCGAGAGAAGAGGAGACTATCAACAGTGGGTTAAGGTTCCTTTAGGTGCCGGACCGAGACGAAGCGGCGGTGGCTGGGGCTCTCGCGGCGGCGACTTTATGGGAAGAAGTTTGTGGTAGAATTCCTTCCTTATTATATAGAAGAAAGATAGAAAGAAGGGGGCGAGCACCACGGATAAAGATAAAGAAAATCTATTGTATCGCCCAATACTAGAACCTTCTAAGTATTATAGATCCGATGCAGATATAGAGCATCTCATCGAAGATATCCCCGAGGCGTCTCCTTACGAAGAAGAACCGGAGTTCGACGAAAGACCTAAGGAAATACAAGAGAGTCTCGAATCAATCGAAGATTTAGTTAAAAGAGCTCTTCCTCCTCAGCTAAGATTCTTCGGAGAAACGATAGAGAAATTACATAAGCGATCTAAGATTGTCTGGAAAAACGGAAAAGTTCCGAGAAGGAAAATAGAAGAGTATATTCCTCCGGCGCAAAAGACGAAAGAAAAAGATCCATATAAAAAGAGAAGTATAACAAAAGATAAGTATTCCGTCACAAAAGACGTGCCTTCTTTATTTCCGTCAGCGCCGCCGGTTAATATAAAACTTGAGATACCGAGAACTCTCGTTCAGCTAATCCAGGATGATTATAATAGAGACCAGATAGAATTGGGTCAGTATTATACGCATCAAATTCGTATCATCATGCAGAAATATTTCCAGCAAATGCTTACGACGATGGCTGACTGCGGATTATCGGACATGAATGACTTAACGGATGATTTTGACGGCGACTACGTTAATGTACCTAAAGACAAAAACTTGGAGCACTTAAGAGACGGAGTCGTGCGTTCTCAGATTATACGGAATCAGAAGATACGGCTCTTCAAAAAGACTCATTCCGTAGATAATACGCTAATGCATCTAAGGAGCTGGCACGCGGCCGAGCAACAGAGAGAAAGATATTACAAGGAAAAATACGGAGATTCGGGAACATATATAGATTCTCATAGTAATGCTTTACTAAGAGAGGCTCGCGCCGACTATGATTCGGCATATAAAAGCTCTTTATACGATATGTATAAATATCTTAATTCTTCTGCCGTTAATTTAAGCGATATATTGAATATGACGGTAAAAGAAGCGCAGGCAAAAGGCGCGATGCTAAAGGCCGGAGTAGATATCTTCGACAAGACGCCCGTCGAACTAAATGCGGAGGCCGGAGGTATTGCCGGGAACAGTGGTCAAGCAGGAGATGGATCTGGGTCAGGATTCGATCTTGCGGCCGGGACTCAGAAGAGTTCTTCTTCCGTGGAAGATGCGAACGGCTCTACTAGCGACGGCGACAAAGCCGATAATAAAAAAGAAGAGAATAACAATACTTCTAGTACGAACGAAAGTACGCCAAAAGGTAAAGGATTGTTCTCCTCTCTTGAAGACGGCATCGGGAAAAAGATCGGAAAAGGAAAATATGGCGACCTTGCTCGAGATCTTATTCACGAACAGCTCGACAAAGGAGTCAAACTTGGCGGCTTAAATATTAGCAACAGCGGTATATCTTATAAGGGTATATCCTACGACGGAGAGAAGCTTAATATTAACGGGAATAAGTTCTCGCGGAAAAACGGAAAAATCTCTGCCGAGCTTAGTAACGGAATCGGAATATCCGATAAGGGTATTAGTTATAAAGGATATAACGTCTCTAAGAATGGCGTAGAAAAAGACGGAGAATCTGTCTTGTCCAAAGAAAAAGTCAACGAGTTCCTGCAAAAGAGAAAAGAAAATCGCGCTAAGAAAAAAGAGCTCGAAAAAGAAAAGATTAAAACGAGACTCGCGGAGCTAAACTCCGAAAAAGCTTCTTTGGATCCGAAAGAGCCTAACGAAAGCAAGAGAATTAAGTCGATCGATAAAGAAATTAAAAAACTTCTTAATAAATACGAAAAGATGGGACGAACTTATAAGTAGTCGATAATATTGACAAAACGGTATATAAGTGGACATTTACCTTATATATCGTTGCTTATAAGGCCGTTTCTAGCCCGGGTGATCGTGTTTAACGAAAGTTATTTGCGAGATGAACCAAGTTATCGGAAAAAGTTAAAAACTCACCGGCAGATGTAATCTTCAGTCGGCCGCTCTGAGAATATTAAACCAAGAAACTCCGCTAATGTCCTGCGGAGATAACAGGGATAACATATGAACTTTCCGATGACATTGGCAAGAAGAAAAATTCTCCTTTATAAAGGAAGGTGGCAGAGATGCCTAAAAAATATTCGTTCGTGCTGGACGCGGACGGAAAACAGTTAGACCCTACGATCGAACAAAACGCATGGCGGCTTGTCCGACAGAAAAAAGCGCGTTTGGTTTCTAAGTTTCCTATGGTGATTCAATTAAACAAAGTCGTAAAAAATCCGAATCAAGATGAAATACGCTGCGGAATAGACGATGGCACGAATCACGTTGGATTAGCTCTCGTTCAAAAATGCCAGACGAGGAACAAAGTTTTGTTCAAAGGTGTTATAGAACAAAGAAAAGATGTAAAGCATCTTATGGACGCAAGAAGAGGCTATCGGAGATATCATCGTTATCATAAATGGTATCGTCCGCCAAGATTTAATAATCGTGCCTCATCTAAACGAAGCGGACGATTGCCGCCGTCTATAAAACAACGGAAACAAGCAACAATCCGCGTAATTGACAGGTTGTGCAAATGGATACGCATCAGTAGTTATTGGCTGGAAGATGTCAAAATAGATATTCGTGCTTTAACTGACGGATTTAAGCCTTACAGATGGCAGTATCGAGAATCGAATAGGCTGGACAACAATTTGAGGCTTGCGGCCATTTATCGGGATGATTGCCGATGCATGGAATGCGGCAAGGAGAATACTCGTTTTGAAGTCCATCATATAACACCTCGATCAAGAGGTGGCGCAGACACCATTAGCAACTTGATAACTCTTTGTCCAGAATGTCATGCTAGAACATTCGGACGAGAAGAACAGTTTGCCGACCGATATTATTCTCGAATAAGATCTGCCGGCAATGTCAAAGGGTTAGCTGATGCCCAAAGAGTCATGCAGGGTAAAACTTGGCTTAGAGAACAATTAATACAACGCGGAGAATTGTTCTTGACGACGGGCGCAGATACTGCGAACAAACGTGACGATTGGAATATCGTTAAAACTCATTCTAACGACGCGGTATGTATAACGGATTTAGAACCGGAAAATATAGATATAGAAGAATGGACAATAAGGCCGATGCGCCGTAAAAGCAAGGCTCGCACTGAGCAAGTTTGCGGCTTTCGTCATCGAGACTTAGTGACTTACACATATCGAAATGGTGAAACACATACGGGATATGTGACAGCATTATATCCGGACAAAAATCAGTTGAACTTCAAATCTCCAACAAAACATTGCAAGCGAATAAATGCTTTAAAGACGAAGTTATTATGGAGATTTGACAAGATTTATTGGTTGAAATATTCATAAGTTTATATACATGTTTATGTTTTACAACGTTTTAAGATGGGGGGAGCCGGGTGATTAATCCGTTTACCGGAATTAGAGATAGACTAGCAAATTATCTTAAGGTAAGAGAGGCCGGCGGAACCTCGGGGCAAATTACGAATGCAAATATTAAAAACTTCGTAATAAAATCCGTAGGAAACGTCGACGACTCTCTTACGCAAGACTTTAATTCGCCGGCCTCCGACTTAAACGAAATTAGAGATGCTATCGCTGCAGACTCTTATATTAAAATTGCCGTTACTAAATACGCACAGCTCATTCTAAAAGCCGGATATCACATCGTCGGAGACAATGACGCTGCAGCCGAGTATGTCCAAAATCGTTTTAACATGATGTCTTTTATGTCGGGCACTCCGATGGATATAATATTCCAGGAAATTGCGGACGATCTAGTTTCGTATTCGAATGCTTTTCTAATTAAGAGTCGTACCGATATGACTAACATCGGCGGACTTCAAGCAAAAGGTGTTTTAAATACGCAGCCAGTCGGCGGATACTTTAGAGTAGACCCGACGACGATGCAAATAAAAGTAGACAAGAACGGAACGATTAAAAATTATCAGCAAGAAGTAGGCAATAATAAGAAATCGTATAAGCCGGAAGACGTAGTCCATTTCTTTATAGATAGACAAGGCGGACAACTATTTGGCACACCTAGATTAGAAGCTGCGCTCGAAGACGTAAAAATGTTGCGTAAAATAGAAGGCAACGTTTTAAAACTTGTCTATCGTTATTCGGCGCCTCTCATGCAAATGAAGATCGGCCTACCAGAAGCGGGCTTTATGGCTACGGACAAAGAAATCGCCGAAGCTAAAAACGAAGTCGAGAGATTATCTAACGACGGTATTTTAATCACGAACGAGCGCACAGAATTTAACGCGATAGGCGCAGAAGGCGAAGCGCTTGATGCTTACAAATACTTATCTTATTTTGAGGCTCGCGTCTTCTCGGCTCTATCTCTATCTACAGCAATGGCCGGAAGAGGCGGCGCAAAACAAGACGCCGATTCCATGGAAGAACAAGTTCACGATGCCGTGAAATACTTCCAGAGAGCAATGCAAACCTTTATCGAGAATAAGATGATAAACGAGATCCTTCTCGAAGGCGGATATAATCCGATCATAAATCAGAAGGACAAAGTGCAATTTCAGTTCGAAGAAATCAATCTCGATACTAAAGTCAAGATGCAGACACACGCGATGAATATGTTCCACGGGAATGCTCTTCCGTTCGAAGAAATGCGTACGGCGCTAGGCTTAAGAAGCGACAATGTCGATGAGGGTCGTTTGTACGACAATATGCTAAAGCATCCTCACGAGATGGAGCTATTAACAGCAAAGCAGGGTGGCACGCCAGGCAAGGCAGCAGAAAGCAAGCCTAACGGAGCCGCTAAAAACACCATGAGTCCGACAAATCAGCATGGAACAACATCCGCGAAGATCAAAGAATCTTCTTCTATAAATATAAAAGAAACTGATCGAACTAAACAAAATATAGAAGATTATAAGAAAAAATTCGATACTGTTTATAAAAAGTACGAAAGTGCGCGTAATGAAGTATGTGAGAATGCCGTAAAAAGCTACTTAGTTCTACCTCTTACGAGAGATACGATAGCTACCGACCTAAAAACTAGGATGAACGAAGAAGCCAATAGAGGCTTTCAACGCGCCGTAAAAGAAGCCGGACGTACACCAGATATTGCTCCTAATGTTATTTCTAAAGATTTAGGAGAGCATATAGATAAACATGTTACGGCAATGTTTAAAGATATCGATAGAAAGCTGAAAGAGAATGCAGATGCCGAAAAAGCATTTAATTCTTCTGAATACAGGATACGCTTTCTGGCCGACCATGTAATGTCGAAAGCTCACTGGTACTCTTACGTTAAGACAGCGCAAGCCCTGGGAATAAAAGAAGTAAAAGTAAACTTCTCCCCGGGGAGTCCGGACGCTAATAATTACGGAAGCAAAATAAATACGAGCCATTTTAGCCTGGACGACATCCCGGCATTTCACCCTTACTGCAAATGCTCGTTGATACTTTAAAGAAGGGGGAGAATAAAAAATAAATGGCCATAATGATAAAAGAATTTGTTCGTCACGACGACAAATTTTCGCGCAATGTCGGCGACTATGATGGCAGCCTTCACATGAGCGAAGGAGCCAAAGATGGAAACGTCGACGCTATTGTCCCCGGATCTTTAATGGTCGAGATCGAAGGGATACATGCCGCGCCTTTCGCTACTCGTAATTATACAAGATACACGCCGAAGGCACTTAAGAATAGCATACCGTCATGGACGGAACCATACCGAAGACCGTTACTTAAGCATCATAACGAGGAAACTGGCGAACCTATCGGTAGAATAATCTCGGCAGAATACATGTCGAGAGATACTAGATCTGGTACGCCCGCATTAAAGTTTACGGTTAACGTACCCGATAAACAGGCAATGGAGAACGTACAAAACGGACTCTTATCGACAGTATCTATCGGAGTTATCGCACATGACGTAAGATGTTCTATCTGCGGCAAACCAATTATCGATGCCGAGCGCGGATGTGCCGAAGGTCATCAACGCGGTGTCACTTACCAAAAAGATAATTCTACGGAGACATGTTACTGGGATATTCACGATATGGAAGCAAAAGAGCTTTCTTACGTAGACGTTCCAAGTGATATGTATGCGAAGAATATCAATATTTACCAAGCTACTTTGTCGAGCGACCAACCCCAGATAAAAGAGGGGCTCGATCAAAATGCTCACGGAAAAGGAGTATCATGCATGAATGAGCTTGAACAAGCAAAAGCAAAGGTAGCCGACCTGGAAAAGCAGGTGGCAACACTAACTTCAGAAAAAGAGAGCGCTGAAAAGCAGGTCGCCGACATGGCCGAAGCCAAGAAAGAGCTTGAGGCCAAGGTAACGGGACTAGAAGAAGAAAAGAAGTCCATTCAAGAAAGTCTTGACGAGGCTAACGCTCTTCGCGACACCCTAGAGAAAGAACTGGCAAGTTCGAAAGCTGACATCAAAGAAGGCGCCGTGCAAATGTTTGTTACAATGCGCGAAGCCCTTGGCAATGCCGTCGCAGATGTCGAGACGATTCGATCTCGCTCCCTCGAATCGATTAACGATTCGATCTCGGACATGAAGGAGTCTATGAGTAAAAAGAATAAGGCTCCGGAAAAGGAACCCGAGAATAAAGATATGCCTCCGGCGAATAGTCTGGAGAATCCGACGATTCCGCCTCAGGTAAAAGAATCTACCGAGAAGAAGAAGAACGATGTAGACCTTAAGAAGGGCCTTTACGGAGTCTTCGATTCTGTACTTTCCGTTCACAAGAATTAAAATAGGGAGGACCTAAAACATGGCTCTACATCCAGGTGATCTAACCACTAACGAGATTATGCAGCCCGGCTCGCGCGGCGAAGTCTTCCGCGTAAATCAGCCCGGCTACCGCGATGACGCAGATCGCGTTAATCGTACGAACAACAACCTAAATTCGTCTGCTCATGACGTACCTAACATTAAGTATCTTCTAGACCCGAGACTTCCGTCGTTATTTAAGTATGGCTTCGGTCACGGGTTTAACCAGATCGTTATTCCGAAGGGGCGTATCGTCGCGACGGATCCTCACATGGACCTCGTAGACTTCGAATCGCAGAAGGAATTTAACGTAGTAACGCTAGCAAACGGCGGTGCTCCGAGCGTTCTACGTAAGGCTACGGATACGTATCCGACGTTTACTCCGAACCCGGCAATCGTTTCGACTTCGGCTCAAGGGCATAAGGTTCTCAACGAAGGTAAGGAATGGGCGCCGCTCGCAGGTTTTGCGGCAACGTATTCAGATCTTTGCTATCGTCCGTTTGCTTCGACGCAGGACATTACGGGTGCTGCGGCTACGCTTAAGTCCGGCGAAGATCATCTTACGGCAGCAAATCTTGAGGTCGACGCAAAGACCGGCAAGATTGTCGACAATACGAAAAAGGTTCGTAACGACGTTCGTCCTGGCAACCTACCGATCGGTATGCTCGAGCGTAATGAATACACTCGTAACGACGATGCTTACAATGGTATGGCGGTCGGTCCGATCCTTACGGATGCGCTCGTCGAGCTTGCCTGGTTCGCATATAAGGACAAGGCAGAGCAGAACTTCTGGGGTTCCGCTTACGGCGCACTATTCCCCGGTGCTCGTGTTAAGTCGGACGAAAATGGTCGCGTAACGATTTCTCCGCTTTCGTTCCCGAAGGTCGTCGAGAAGATGAGTCTCGCAGAATACGAGCTTGAGCGTCAGCAAGAAATCGGCCAGATCTATTCCGTTAATCACGACCTTGTTCCCGAGGGCGCCGCTAAGTGGGCAACCTGGGCTCTCGAAGATCGTCTCAATTCCGAGGAATTTAACCCGGCAGTCTATGCAAAGACGAATCGTAAGGGCGAAGACGCGGTTAACTCGTCTCCGTTCAATTCTTCGGGCCGTTATCCCGGCTATCCGTTCGAGAAGAACTATCTCAATAACGATCTTCACATGCTCGCATCTACGGCTCGCCTAAATACGTTCGATCCTCGAATGAACCCTGAGTTCCAGTATAACGATCTCGGTATCCCGGGCCTTACGGATGGTCATAACGCGGTTATTCGCGACATGCCCGAGTTCTCGGCCGGCAATATCTTCTATTGCGGCGACGGTAAGGAATATGTCGACTGGTTCTTCCGTATTCCGGATGTCAATGTCGAGAGTCTCGAAATCAACGTCAACAACGGCGGCTGGGTCTCTTGCGTCAAGGACGCATCGATCGCTACGGATGCATTCGAAGTTAAGTATTCGAGCATGGAGCAGGGTATTATCACCCTCGCAGTTAAGGACAAGAGTAAGGCAGACGCAATTCTTAAGCCGGCAGGCAAGAATGGCGTAGCCGTTAAGTTTAAGTATAAGAAGCGCGGCATGAGCGGCGTTCCTACCTTCATGGATTGGGACGGCGCTATCGGCAGCGTTAAGATTCTACTGACTAAGTAAGATAATATAGCTCTCCCCGTCCTAAAAAAGGACGGGGAAAACTATAATCTTTTTCTACGATAAATAAGGAGGACATAAAATAGATGTCTATTAGAATGGCAGAAACCCTGCAAAACATCGGCAAGCTTCGTGCCGCAGCCGTAGATCAGTGGAAGGCTTACGAAGAGGCTGTTGCTGCAGGAGATAAAAAGGCTGTAAAGCCAGAGGTCGAAATTAAGACCTTTGACATGATGGAGAACATGGTTCTCAACATTAACGGCAATTATGAAAACGGTCGCGTTACGGTGCAAGAAGCACTCAATACTACCGACATGATTAAACTAATTCCGAAGGTTATCGAGGGTCAGCTCCGCGAGGCAGCAGAGCCCGAATATCTTGCTACCCGATTTATGAACATCGTTCATGTCGATGGCGGCGCTTCGGTTACTTACGTTATCCCGGTCGTCGGCGAAATCCATGCGTCGGAAGTTGCCGAAGGCAGTCGCTACAATGAGGACTACGTCGACTTCAATACGGTCGAGAACGGTCAACTTGAAATTCGTGTCAAGAAGATCGGTCTCAAGGTCCGTATTACGGAAGAGGCAATCTCGGATTCTTCGTGGGATATCTTCGGTATCAACGTCCGTAAGATGGGTCGCGCAATGGCTCGTTATAAGGAAGAGTGGGCGTTTAATTCGTTCTCGACGCACGGCCATATCGTGTTCGACAACGATGCTCGCGTCCAGATTCCGGAGGCAGGTACGACGGGTCGCGACGAGCACGGTAACTTCAACGACACGATGAGCGTCGAGGACTTCCTCGATCTCGTTCTTGCTCTTATGGCAAACGATCAGACTCCGACGGACGTTATTATGCATCCGCTCACTTGGGTTATCTTCGCTCGTAACTCGATGATCGGCAACGGTCTTACGTACGGCGCATTTGGCGGTTCGCAGGTTAACCCTTGGGGCGCAACGCAGGGTACTCCTGGCTTTGCAGGTCTTTCGGGCGAACAAGGTCCGCAGAAACTTATCATGCGTCCCGAGCAAGTTCAGGGTCGTCTCCCGGTTCCCATCACGGTTAACTTTAGCCCGTTCGTTAAGTTCGATAAGCAGAATAAGAAGTTCGACATGTACTGCATCGATCGCACGAATGTCGGCGTAATCGCAGAGCGTGAAGCTCTATCTACGGACAACTGGACGGATCCCGAGCGCGACCTCCGCATGCTCAAGTGCAAAGAGCGTTACGGTATCGGCATTCTCGACAATGGTCGCGGAATCGCCGTAGCTCGCGGTCTCGCGGTCGCTCCGACGTTCCCGGTCGCACCCAAAGTTACGGTCGACGTGGCGAATCCGTAATTCGTAAAATAGATTCAAGAGGTAGCCACATGGCTGCCTCTTTTTCTACTTAAGAAAGGAATTAAAACACATGGATATAGTCGCAAGAATTAAACTTGCTCCAGGACGCGTCGGATTTTACGATCCACTTTCTCGTATTCATCTTACGTTAGGCAGACCGTTCGCAAATGTCATTTCGGGTACAAACTGCGCAAATCTTCGTCGTAACGTAAAAACAGGAGTACTTTCTCTAATCGACGGAACACTAGGCGGAGACATTCCTCCATTCAAGATTGTTCAGGACGAAAAAGGAACTAGACTCGTGTCCAACGGAGACGAAGTAAATAAGCCGATTGTCGGGCGTATCGAACCCTCCGTCGAATATCCTGGCGCGGGTCACGTAGAATTAGATCCGAGAGAAAAAGAGGGCTTTGGCAATGGAGATAGAGCGCCTAAACGAGGCGACGAAATAAGTCCTCCTAAACCATCGCCAGAGGATACTGACGCTGATGATACCCATACAGAGATAGGCGGAGAAGAAGACTCTCAAGACACAGGAATAGAAGACAATCCCGAGGAATCGCCGAAGAAAAAGAAGGCTACTAAGAAAAAGTAAATAAGCAGGTGGAATTAAATGGAGCATAAATTTCAGCTTCTTTCCGTTAAGCCTAGCATGAAAGATAAGAAAATACAGCTAGTATTCTCTTTAGATATAGACGAAGATTCTGTCACGGATAATATTTATCTGATGCAAGAAAAGCCACGGATACATATTCCGTGCGACATCACGGTAAACAAGAGAACGGTTACGTTAGCGTTGACGCAATGGCCGACGCCCAACGTAACTTACTCTCTTATTATAGAACCCGGAAAAATCTTGTCTATAACGGAAGATAAGTTGATCGACTTTCTTCCGATAAAAGTAGAGTTTAAGAGCGAAATACTAACTGACGTTAAAATCTTATCTCCTAAAAACTTCGAAGAAGTCACGGACACCCTAACAATAACCTGGCAAGAGATTGGTCCGTCCCCGACGCGAAAATATTACGTAGAGGTTGCTACGGAGAATATATTCGAAAACCTAATCGAAGTAGCCGTAGTAGACAAAGCTATAACTCCGGATGCAGACAATAAATATTCCGTTACATTTAAGGCTCTTAAAAAAGAAGGACAATACTACGTTCGTGTCCGTCCTCAAAATGATAAAACTTACGGCAGATGGTCTGAAACAGTTACGTTCGTTTTGCCTAAAGTCAAAACTACAGTGCCAAATCCTCAGCCCGAAGAGAAAGAAAAGCCGAAGCGACCGGAGATCATAGACCTTACTAAACCCTCAACTCCTCCTCAGAAAGTTCCGGAAGAGAAGCCATCGATCATAAAAACTCCTAAATTAGTTGTCTACGATGAATACACGCCTAAAGAGTTTAAAATAGAGTTTTCCGAAGAAGTACAGGTAGACGAAGAGATGACTAAGGTTAAAATCGAAAGGGGCATTTTCTGATGGAAGAAGTCCTAGGAAAAATAGCCCTCGGCGAAGATAAAAAGAGTGTAATAGTTACGCCAGAAAAAGTCTTGCCTAACTCCATTTATCGAATTACGCTAACCGGAGTAAAAGACAAAGACGGAAAAGTAATCGATCCGATTACAATAGAATACAGAACTCCGTATTCTCCGCTATATTGTACGTTATATTCTTTAAAACTCGTCGTAGATACATTCGGCATTTCCGACGAGGCAATGCTAAATTATATTAGGCAGGCTTCAAAAGAAGCAGACTTTATTGCCGGAGGCAAGGCGGTAAAAGACGGAGATGGCATTCCGTTTGCTGTCGAGCAGTTTACTAGAACCAAAGCGACTTATGACTGCATATCGAGAGCGCTTATGGATCGTGCATACTCTGGCGGAGGAAGCGAATATACACTAGATGTCGCGACGTATAAAGATAGCCTAAACACTGGAGCATACAAAGCTCTACTAGATAAACTCGCAAAAGAGCTCCAAAAATGGCAAGACGCTATCCGTGGATACTACAACGAAGGTCGCGTCAAGCCGAGAGCGACCAGAGTCGGCGTTAAGAGTTCTCAGAACTCCGACGTATCTTACACTACGCTCGACACAATCATTCAGGATGTCACAAGAGACATGCCTCAGTGGAGCTGATAGGCTATGCAATGGTTTGATAAACACATTAAAAAACCTATCGACCTATTTAGTCATCCGGTCTGGTTTATTCTTAGAGATAAAAAGGTCGACTGTCCATGCGTCGACCATTTATCTAAACAGGCAAAACAAGACTGTCCGATATGCTTCGGTACCGCTAAAAGCCTAACACTTACAAGAGTAAATGCCGCGCATCAAAATAATAGAATATCTCTTCGTGGCACGGGAATAGGGTTCTCTGAAATTGACGTTATCAACGTATATTACACGTACGACAAAACATCGATTCAGATAGGAGACATTATCGTAGACGGAGAAGATATAGATGTAGTCAAAGATGTTTACTACGAGCATAGCGACGAGCAAAAGACTGTTTACTGGCGTATTGAAACGGTTCCGTATAAAAAAGACAAGGAGCTATTTAAAAAGCTCTTGACTAATACATTAAAAGAGGGTGGTTTCGACGGCTAACGAACTTATCGTAAACAAACACGAAACCCTTCTTTTGATAGGCAAGGCAGCAGAAAGATACGCTATAGGAGAAATCGTCTATGCAGAAGACTATGACGAGGTTCTTAATCTTTACGGAGACTCTGATTTAAGTAGAGCTTTTCGCGCTGCACAAAATAACGGAGCCAAATATATATATCTACTCAACGTAGAGAAAGACAGCGACTATTTCGAAGTAGTAGAATCTTTAAAGCATGGAGACTTTGCTTACGCGGCATTTGTTTCGTTGTTTTTATCGGACACTTTTCAAGATACGTACGGAGAGCGACGTATTCATTCTACGTTAGCCTATTTACTAGGGAGCATAGGCAGAAATTGTCTTACTACGTTTATCGTTACGGATAAACACGCTTCTCTTTATGAATCCATAGATGATTTTTTATCCGATATGACCAGGATACAAAATAAGTTTATTCGTAGATGCTCTGTTAGGGCAGACTTAAAAAATCTTATCTTTGTCGCGAATAATCTTAAGGACTATCCAGTCGCATCCGTTCCGTTAGCGGCATCTCTATGCTCTACTCCGATTAACGAATATCCGGTACTTAAAAAACCAAGTGAAGCTATTTTCTATATTAGCGGATGGGACCATATGGACAGTATGGCATACTATAGAACAGAGCCTAACGGAATAACGACAATAGAAAACCTGCTTAATATGTACCTGAGGCGAGAACCCGAAAAAGTGGTATTCGTAGATAGAATACTAAAGTACATTCAAAGAGGTCTCGACTTCCAGGAATTCAAGGGAAGACAACATACGGAACATAGAAAACTTCTTTTTAAAGAGAAGCTCGAAAAGTATCTCGAAGGAATCAAAGGTTTTATTATTAAGCATTATCATATAGATCAAATTGATGTCGTAGACGACCTTCCGGGAACAGTTATATACTCCTCCAGGATAAGAGTTATGCCTATAAATTGTTTCGAAATATGTACGATAAAGAAAGACGTGGAAGTATGACGGATGACCTAGAAAGACTTTTACGTCGTCGAAACGAGAATACGACCCCCATCATAGTAGACGAAATAGAGCATAAAACTCCCAAGAGAACTGTCGCAGAAAAAAGCGCGACGATCGACGACTTTATAACTATGCTTTCGAAAATCGTATGCCGTACGATGAAGGATGAAAAAGTGGAGTTTCGACCCGATGAAGGCATAAGACTCCAGGTGGACCAAGCAGAACCGCTAGACCATCCATATATCTTCTTCTCGATACTTAATTCGCATACGACACTCGAAATTAAACCTAGAGTAAGGGAAGTCGGACTCAAAGGAATAGACGGGCAAGAAAAAGAAAAGAGACGCTCCGGTGAGGTTTGGGGCCAACTCTTTAATTATTCTGTCCAATTTGACATATTAGCGGGTGATTATAGTACGGTCACCCGGGTAATGAACACTTTTGAAGACATAGTTTTCAGCTATACCGCCTACTTTAAGCGCAAAGGCGTAAAGGACATCCGGTTTAGGGAAAGGGCTACGGACCGAAACCTAGATGCGTACCGGCAAAAATGCTCGGTACGGTCGCTTCGATATGAGATAGAAGTCGAGGCACTGTTTGCTCGTCTAAACGCAAATATCGAAGGCGTCGACCTAGTCTAGTAAAAAAATAAGGAGGAATTCTCTCAATGGGTATTTTCGACAGCGAAATTGACCTACCAGGCGTAATTACGCACGTTGAGGCCGATTATTCCTACGGATTTGATAGCACCCTTTTCGGGTCTACAGATTCCGTCGCAATTATCGGTACCGCTTTTAACGGTCCGACGGGTGAGCCTACGAAGATCTATTCGCCAGAACATGCGGCGTATATCTTCGGAGATGCTTACGATAGTATTAAGCGCCAGGAAACCACGCTGGTTGCCGGCATCCAAGATGCCTGGGACCGTGGCTGCCGTACGATTTATGCGATTCGTATCGGCGGCAAAGAGATGTATAAGGACTTTAATTTTAAGATTGAGTCGCCATATCGTCTCAGACTTTCCTCGATGTTCCCCTCGAACGTAGGTAAGGAATGCTACGTTCTTTACGACGGGACTCCGGGGCGTCAACAAATCACGCTTTATAAGCCGATTGATCGTGCAACGATTTCGGAAAAGAAGCGCGGCCTTACGTCCGGTACGAGCAACGTACTAAAAACTACGATTAAACTCGCACTCGACAACGGACTCACGAAAGATGATCGTCTCGTCGATATGCTAAATATCGTTAACGGCCATTCGGCAAACAACGTTATTCGTTTTAGCATCGTAGATAAAGACGGTAACGACGTAACGAACTCGCCGGATGTATACGACCTTTCGATCGGCGTTATGTTCTCCGGTGCGTACTTTATGGGTCGCAGCCATACGAGCAACGATGTTAAGGTCGTAACGGAAACGACGTTACAGCTCGTTAACGATAATACGACAAACCTTCCGTATAGCGGATTCAATAAAAAGTATTTCCGTAAGCTCGTTCGCAATACGGACGTATCTCTACCGTATCCGATCTTCGACGAGAAGAGCGAAACGTTACGCGAAAACCTTCGTCCGGCAGGAATTCTAATGGTCACCGACTGGGATTTCCTAGAAACGGCAGGGGTATCGTCTCGCGCATTCGTTCCCGATAAGATCGATTACGAAGAGACGAATCTTTCCAAGTTTGAAATTTATCGTCGTCTCGGCAGCGGTTTTGCGATTACGGCTCGCGCAGAAAAGCGCAAGGGTTCGTCGAGCGCTTCGGACAAGCCTCGTATTCGCGAGACTCCGACCGAAGATAAGAACCGTATCGCCACGATCGAAGACGGTCTATATTCCGTTCTTCAGAATGCGAACATGAAGTTCCGTGTTCTCACTTGCGCAAACGCAGAGGACGATATTAACGGTAAACTTCCTCGCGCAGAAGAGTTCCGCGTGGCCGTTGCTCAAGAAGCCCTCGTTCTTGGCGGAGACATCCGTGTTAAGGCGAATGTCGGCCGTAAGGACCTCAAGAAGCCCCGTAAATACAAGATCTCGTTTATCGATCTCGAAGAAGGCGGCGCAACTCCTCAAACTCTCGATCTTAATGATCTTGACATGGATACCGTCCATAAGGTTATCGCGGAGGTTGCAAACGACGCAGAAATCAAGAAGCTCAATCCAAATGATTTCGAGAACGGAACTCTTATCAAAGCAGACACGAAACTTTATCGCGTAGGCGACAAGAGTATCGTCGAGCTTACTGGCGCGGGTCTTAACCAAATGCGCGTTATCGCCGAAGGTAAACTTTATGAGTATACTTCTCCGGCGGGCTTTGCTCCGGCAACGACGACGAAGCGTTATATTCTCGGCGAAGCAGTCGATCACGTCTTCGTTTACGAGAAAGATAGTTCCGGTGACTTTAAGAATATCGGCGACCTAGCCACCATGCTTTCCGAAGAGGAAGATAAGGTCATCGTTGCGGCAGAAGATCTCGGCGCAGGTCACGAGAACGAAATCGTCGTTTACTCGAACGCATTCGACACAATGACTGTCGAAGAACTCGTAGATATTCTTAATAAGAACGAGGTGTTCTCGCAGCTCTTCTCGGCAAAACTTTCTGAAGATGGCGCTATCGAGAAAGACGAATTCGTCCTTGAGGGAGCAAAATCGTCGAAGGCATTTAAGGCGACGACGCCGACTCCTCGCCCGACCGAGGTCGTAACGACCCCGGACCGCGCACTTGAGTACGACCTATCGCTATACATTCCTTATCGTACGACGGATAACTTCCTACGTCAGCTCGCACAGCACTGTACTTATACAGAGCTTAAGACGGCGCCGACGCACGGCGTTATGGGCGTTCAACGCCTTACGAATACGGGTCTTGCATCCATAGCTCAAAAGGTTAACGAGATGCTCCCGAAGGAATTCGACCTATACGCCAAGAATGCTATCGGCCACAATATGCTCGACAGCAACAATCTTCCGTATCCGATCGGTAAGAACGTCTCGCTGGTCATGGGTCAGTATCTCGTAACGATGGATCGTACGAACTATCGATACCTTTCGAATGGTGCTGCCGGTTATGCTGGCATGGTTTCGACGCTTCCTCTTGAGCAGAGCTCGACCGGACAAACGATCCAAATTCCGGACCTCGGCTATCAGCTAACGAATACGCAACTCGGCAAGCTTACGAAAGCCGGTATCGTAACATTCCGTAACTCTTATACGAAGGGTATCGTTGTTACAGACGGTATTACGATGGCTCCTGCCGATTCTCGCTATCGTCGACTCTCCGCAAGCCGTATCGTCAATACTGTCGAAGAACTTATCCGCGCTGCAGGCGAACCGTTTATCGGTAAGGAAAACCATCAGGCGAACCGCGACGCGATTCAAACCGCGATCAAGTCGAATCTCGACAAGATCAAGGGAACGCTTATTAAGGATTATGACTTCAAGATGAGCACGGATCCGCACTCCGCAAGATTCTCGTTCATCGAGATCGCATATCAGATCATTCCGATCGGCGAGATTCGCGAAATCCGCAACAGTATCAAGATGGTTGATTCGATCACCACTTGATTCGACATATAAGATAGGACAATATAGGCGAAGACATTTTATCTTCGCCTATAAAGTCTTTTCCTTTAAAACTAAGGAGAGTGAAATAAAACATGTCAGTTTCGTCTGAGTACACACGTACTTATACGTCTTTCAGCGGATGTGATATAGTCCCGACTTTCGGTAATTAATGTTGCCGTTCATGGTTGAGATCCGTATAAAAACCATGAATAACTAGAGCGGAATTAAGCTGGAAGGGTCGAAAACGACCTAATCAGAGTCCGAAGGCGTTCCAAAGGAACTAGATTACGGCAACGTAATCGATAGACGAAAGTCTAGTCAGGCGCAACGCATAGGAGACGAAATAATTCTCCCACGAGGCCGCTCCGCGTATACGGAATATAAAACGCGAAAAGATATGCTATACCGGACCAGAAATAACTGGTAGATGAAAATGAGGGTAACCTCCGGAGCGTAGGATAAAAAACCTACGGTTAATAACGATAAGGACACAGTAATCGGGGAACTACAAGCCATTACTTATCACGTACAAAGAGAAGAATTTAGTAAATAATTGCTTTCTTATACGATATGCGATAAATAGCGTCATTGCAACGGTAATGATCTTCCTAGAAAGAAGATGATATCATTGCAAAAACGAAAATGGACGCAAGAAGAAAAATACTTAATTTATGACCTAGTAAAAGAAAAAACAATTTCTCAAATTGCTGAAATATTTGGTGTAACGTATAGCTGTATGGCATCAAAGATTCATAAAATGGGATTAAAATGCAAGAGAGAAAGAGAAGTTAGCTGGTCAGAAAAAGAAGATCAAATCCTTTGTTCTATATACGAAAAAGCGTCAAAAGATTATATAATGTCATCTCTACCAAAAAGAACTTGGTGTTCAATACGACAAAGAGCAAAGAAAGTCTTCGGAATGGAGAGATTGGCAAGAGATGTTACGTATGTCGATCATACATTCTTTGACGAATGGACAGAAAAATCCGCGTATATATTTGGATTCATACTCGCCGACGGATATCTTTGTAAGAATGAATCTGGAATTGGCAATAAAAATGTATTACAAATAGAAAACGGAATAAAGGATATTGATATAGTCTATAAAATAGCAGCAGCTCTAAAATTTAGAGGGCGAATAGTACAATCCGCAACGTCTGCAAAAATAAATATTCATAATGCAAATATTATAAATCAGCTAATAGAAAAAGGAATCCCTCCAAAAAACAAAACATTCTTAGCTGATTTTCCAAAGGATATTCCAAAGGAATTTGTAAGACACTGTATTAGGGGCCTAATAGACGGAGACGGATCCAGCCTAATTTTAGATGAAGACAGTAGAAAAAGATACATGATCGGATTTTGTGGAACTGAAGCTATAGTAAAAAAAGTATTTTCACTTATTCCATTTGATTTATCTGAAAATAAAGTTTATCAGGAAGCTCCTCATTGTTGGAGGTTTGGCATCCGTGGTAAAAAAGCATACGAAATAGGAAAATGGCTTTATGGTGATGCTTCTATATATCTAGATAGAAAAAAGGAAGCATTAGACATAGCCAAAGAATTATATACATAAATACATATTCTCCGCTGTTGGGGAAACCCAGCAGGGACACGACCTTAAAACCAGTAACGCCTTAAGAGCTTCGTCACCACAATAGAAGATAGACAGAAACTTCTATGACGGTGGAGATAATCCAGAAACAACGACGAAGATGGTTCATGGTGCAAGCCTAAAAACCGTAGACAAGGGCTGTTTGGTCGCCAAGCCTGGAAACAGGAAGGTCAAACGACTACCGTTTGAAATAGCGGATAAAAGCAAGTGCTTAAAATGGGTCGCCCTAAGTTGTCGCAAGACAATAAGGTGAAGAAATAGTCTCCTCTCCGGATTGAAACCCGGAGCGATTTAAAAGATCGATGCAGATTAACGACCTGCATGAAGAAAAGGAAAAAGCTCCCGTATATTCCATGGGATCTCCCGAGCCGCGTTCTTTCAGTCGCGGCAAGCGCGGAATTGCCGGATCTCTTGTATTTACGGTATTTGACCGCGATGCACTAATCTTTGCACTACAAGATCACATCAAGAAAGAAAAGACGTTCCATCGTATCGGTTCGAACGATCTCGAATACGAAAGAATTTCAGTCGATGAATGGGACGAGAAGATGAAGAGCTATGCGCTCCAAGGTGTCTCTGGTAGCGCGGCCGATAATGCCGATAAGGTTACGCAGAATATTTCGACCGAGGCAGATCCTGTCTACGGAGACGAAATTCCGCCGTTCGACATTACGATTTCGTTTGCTAACGAATACGGTCAAAAAGCTCGTATCGTTCTTTACGCAGTCGAAATTCTAAATGAATCGTCCGGCTTCTCTATCGACAACGTCATTTCCGAAAAAGCATGTACGTTTGTCGCACGCAAAGTAGAGTACATGAAGCCAGTAGACCGTAATAGCTAAGATTATAAGCGGTAATAGGAAGGTGAGGCCAAAAGCCTTATCTTCCTTTTTTATTATAATTAAACAGAAAGCGGGCGAGAACAATTCCGAGAAAATTAACCTCTACGTCATCTGAATACGTAAAAACATATACGAGCTATTCGGGGCACGATATGGTCGTTATCTTCGAGGTTCCTCTTCTCGACGGAAGCGTAATAACTCGAGTTATCGGAGAATGTCAAACGATAACATACTCCGTGCACAACGAGAAAATGCCCGTAAGAGTACTCGGTGATATGAACCCAAAGGCATACGTATTCGGTAATAGAACGATTGCTGGGTCGATGGTTTTTACGGTATTCGATGAACACTGGTCAAACGACATAATTGCCGAATATAAAAAGAATATGGAGAGTTCAGGGCACGTCTTAGACGACGAACTTCCTCCTATCAACGTCACTATTTCTATGGCTAACGAGTACGGTGACAAATCACACCTGGCTCTATACGGAGTAACCTTCGTCAACGAAGGTCAGGTGATGAGCATTAATGACATATATACGGAAAATACATTTCAGTTCTACGCTAAAGACGTAGACTACCTAAAGTCCGAAAGAGATAAAAACGATAAAGGGTTCGTGGAAGAAGAAGATTTAACGAGCAGGATAAATGATCTAAATGAGCCGGACGATTCTCCCATAGACTCTCCTACTCTTCCGGAAAACGAAACAGAACAGGTTGACAACGGAGAAACTGCTACGCCTCCAGAGACTAATCCAGAAGATGCATATGATAATAACTTCGGAGACAACAGAGAAGAAGCTATCAGCAAAGTAAACGAAGTATACGAAAACTTTAAAAAAGACCTTCAAGAAAAACTCGATTCAGGGAAGATAACGAAGAAAGAATATAAGGAACTCGAAAAGAAGGGCAAGAAAGCCTGGAAGAAAAGAAAAAAAGAAATAGATAAACACTTCAAAAAGAAAGAGGAGAGCCCATGAGACACTGTTCATGCCCGATTACTTTTATACGACAGACGCATGAGGGGCTAACCTTGTTTCTTGGCGGATACGACACAGGCTACGATACTCTTGTTTATAATAAAAAAGGTAATGCTACCGATAAGCATGTCATAGAACTAGAGTCCAATACGATAACGATAAATAATTTTCCTCTCGGCAAAGGATATTACGAATTTTATCTACAGTCATCTACGGAGGCTACTCCTGTCTTTACTACTTACGTAACAAAAGAAAAGAGACTGCAGTTAATAGACAAAATCGTTTCTTATATAACTGACTTAGTAGATGCTACTACCGTTTTGTCTCTAGCACAAAGAATATACGAAGCCCAGAATTCGATGACGAAATCCCTAGTCGATTTATATCGCAAGATAAACAAGCCGCAGCCAGATGAGATTGCAGACCTATGCAAAACAATCTCGGCCTTCGAAAGATACGAAAATTCTGCGGCTATCTATATGAATAAAGTAAATATAGGCGGAACTAAACTCGACTATAAAAAGGGATTTCATATTATTCCGTCGAAGACTATAACTTCTATTAATTTATATAAGTTAGAAAACGATCGTAGAGTTTTAGTTAAAACATATAAAGAAAACGACGAGTTCGACTACCCCTTTAAAGAAGATACGTTTTACTTTATAGATTTATTATCCGATGCAGAGCTCGCAGTAGAATTAGTTCATTACGAGCCAGATGTTCGCGGCAAAAGTATAATGTGGACACGCACAACAAATGAATTAAAACGTATCGATAGAATAGCCGAAAAAGGACTAGAACTATCGACGGGAAGTGCATCCGTATCAGAAGAAGATATGGAAAGAATAATCACCGATAAAAAGATAGAAAATCCTAATGCATTTTTACCGAGTCCTACTATTAAACAAAGTATGTTTCATGATGGCGTTCTCGAGATAACGATAAACGACTACGATCTCCTACGTAAAATGGGTAAGCCATTTTATTTATCTATAAGAGAGGTCGATCAAGTATTTGAAAAAGACTTCGTCAAGAGATATCAAATAGATTCGGAATCGATGACGATAAATTCGGCAGAAGAACTCATCGCAGACGAAGTTGTATTTTACGTCGAAGATGAAAAACACATTATCGTTTCCGGAATAACGAGAATCGACTTAGCAGACATGACGCATTTCGGGGAAATGAAGGATTATACGACGGCTAAAAACGCGACAGAAATAAGTGAATACGTCGAAAGATATTTAGATAAGGCTAGGTCGGCAATAGATAATCCAGAATTATTTAACGTAGTTTCCGAGATCGTATATTCAGAAGCATCCGATACAGATACCACGGCAGAAGATATTTATCATAACTTACTAATAAAATCCGTAATATCACAAAAGATACTTCGCTATTCTAGCAATATGTTATTTTTTACGGCGGCGGAATGGGCGCAGCAAAAAACGATCGACGATAAGTTTTTTAAGCGCAAACCTGTCTTCATAAATGCCGAAGATACGTTTACGTTCCCAACGTCAGAAGAAAAATACGTTTTAGTAGTAGAGAAGATTTCAGTTAATGATAGCATGAATGCATCAGTGACTAAACAATTTATAGCTTCGTCGAAAGACACTATCGCGCAAGTAAATGTCGTTCATGAAGATATGTATATTATATACGCTATATCGGCAAAGGATTATAGACGTTCCGGTTTTATACTGGTTAACAATATAAATGGCCGCGAATATTTCACGGGACAAATAGAACTGGAGGCTAAATCGCATGGCTGATGAAGATCGTGAACTTAATGGCGAGTCTCAGCCGACTGACTTAGACACGTCTAAAAAATGGAAAGACAAAGAACTAGATAAAACGCCTCTCCATGTTCCGTATGTTACGTCTTATGCTAGACGAAAGACAAAAGAAGGAATCGTAGAATCAGACTCTGCTACTCTTAAGAGATATTATTCTTCGATCGATGCCGAAGTTTATTTCGGAAATGAATATGTCGAAGATATTAGCGACATCAACTGGCAGATCGAACAACAGTCAATTCCCATTTTCGGATATAATTCGTATACTGCAGATGAGATAGCTGTCGGAGCAAGATTAATAACGGGAGAATTTTCGATAAAATTTACGACACCGAACTACTTATTTAAGATCCTTGACGCGGCGAAAGAGCAACAAGTGTTTCGCATGGATACAGAATATAAAATTTCTGCGCACGACAGAATAATCGGAGAACCACAAGGCGAAACAGATGAATGGATGAACGAAAAGAATTCGCCGATTGATTCTCTAGTCGGTACTAAGAGGCAGGAGCTATGGCCGCAGACATTCGATATAGATATCGTATTCGGTAAGCCGTACAAAGGAAGAACTAAAGATGTTCATCTATTTCTAACTCAGGTTAGAATACTTACGTGTACGGCTATGGCGGCGACTTCTGATCCAGTTCCGATAACAGAATCTTATACGTTCGTGGCTCGGGACATAAAGACGTTAACTTAATAGTATTCTACGAAAGGTAATAAATAAAGTGAAGACAAGTTTATAATCACTTTATTTTACGGAGGATATACAATAATGGCAAGAAAAGAAACCGAAAAGAAAGAACAAGTAATTCCCGACGATATCACGAGAGCCGAAATCGAATCGTGGAAAGCTCTCCACGGAAAGGTCTATAAGACTATGGAAGGAGAGCAGCAGGCGTTTATTTATCGTCCGATAAAAAGACATGAATACACGAAGCTTATGTTAGACACAGAGCTTACGCCAGAAGAGGAACCTATAGCAGAAAAGCGCCTAAAAAGACTGTCTGACAGACAAATCGGAATCTGTATGATTTGTACTCTATGGCCCTCTCAGGAAGAAATGGAAAAGATGCTAGAGAATGAAGCAGGCCTGGCTTCTAACCTATCTAACGAAATCATGGATCATTCCGGATTCGACGCGCTATCTAAAAGCGAAGAGCTCTGATGAATAAGTTTAAGATAACTAAAATCGCGGAAGAAAAACCTGAGCCGATAGATTATACGGCGCTATATATAGACTTTTGTTCTAAACATCGCAATGTATTCATGGTAGAAATCGACGGACAGGTTTTTATCTATCGGTCTTTGGGGCGTAGTGAATATCGTGAAATCATGGAAGATCGTAGATTTCACGATATCCAGAAAGAAGAGCTGATATGCTCTCAATGCATGCTTTATCCTGATCCGGAAACATATGATTGGGAAGATAAAAATGCCGGAGTTCCGACAGAGCTAATGAAAGCTATTTTAACGGATAGCTATCTCGACTCTCTCGACAGAAGAGAAGAGCTTCACGGATATTATAGATCTGAAATGTTCGATCTAGATAATCAGATAACGTGCATTATAAACGAAGCGTTCCCGAACATAGATATAGAAGAAATTGAATCGTGGGACGTAGAAAAAACGACGAAATATCTGTCTCGCGCCGAATGGAAGCTTAGCAACATAAGAGGTCTTCAAATCAACGGAATAGAGCCGCAAGATGACTACGTCGAAGACATTCCTAAAAAGACTAAAACTCTTAGAGGCGGAGAGAAGAAAGATAAGCTAACTCCGGACAAGATAAGAGAACGAGAGGAATTTTTAAGAAAACATCCTGAGTTCGCTAAAGGAGCCGTGGATGACGTAGCCCACATGCATGAACAAGAAACGGTAGATATAGTTGCCCCTGCCCTAAGACCCGGCTGGGGTTAAACATAGGCAGGTGGCCATGAGTGACCGAAAAAGATATTAAGGACAAAGAGAGACGCGCCGAGCAACAAAGAGAACGAAGAAAGCAAAGATACGAAGAATCTTCTATGCTTGACGGCGTATTCTCCGGAGTAACTAAATTAGCGATAGGAGCTGCGGCAGGGATAGGAACTGTAGCTCTAGCGAACCAAACTAGAATAGCCCCTGTTTTCGAACAGGGGCTTACTTTTGGTTCAAGGTTTTTAAATCGCGCCGCAACATACTCCTCGAATAAAGCAGTCGAAGACTGGACGATAAGAGATTTTCGTCGACTTGGCGACGGAGCAAAAAGCGCCTTTCAAGAAGCCAAAGACAGTCTCGGCACATTTCATATAGACCCGCACGATAATAGAACGTTATTCGGAACGATTTCATCGATACAGTCTCTAACCGGAGATGGTTCGAGAGCGATGAGCAGACGTCTCTTCCGACAAGAGAAGGTTATAAATCCTACTATCGATTGGTATAGACAGCATAATGTTTCTAAACGATTCGACGAAAATACAAATAAGCGTATCGAAAATTTTATTCGAGCGATAGCTTCTGCGCCTAGAGACAGAGCCGAACTATATTCCGCACAAAAAGCCCTAGGGGCATATGAAGATAGAAACTTAAAAAGAACTACAGATGCCCTTATAAGAAAAGTCCAAGAGCTAGATAAAGATCTCGTCGCTAAAACTAGATACCGCAGAAGAACCGATATCGGAATAAGAAATATCGTAGACGTAGCCCTGGATATAGAAAAGCTAGAAAAAGAATTCGGAACTATAAGAAAGAAACCTTCTGCATTCGAGCAACTATTACGCGGCGATAAAGATCGCGCCGTTACGGTTCGAGACCTGCTTAAACACAACGGAATGTTTCAAGGTATCGCGTATCATATAGCGAAAGATGGACAAGATCTAAGACGAGATCCAATTAAAGAGTTAAGAGAAGTTGCAGAGTACGGTAGAAGACATTTCGGAAAAAAGAATCCGGATTGGTATGAAAGATTCATGGACCTCACCCCGGATGCATCGGGACTGAGAATAGCTGGTAACAGACTTCTCTATTCCACTGAGGGGCGCCGTCAGTTCACCGATAGCTTATTATCGGCGACAGCAAATACCCTTCCCGGTAAAATCCTAAAAATGAGAGATATCTCATATTCTCGCGTAGCTCCAAAAGTATTTCAGTGGGCAAAAGGTGCATCTGATCCTGTACTGGCGTCACTTACGAATGAAGAGAAAAATAAGAAATCCAGTCAAGTAGACAGCACTTTAATTCGAGTTTACGATAATTACTACCGTATGTCTAGTAGAGGTGCCTTAGAAGATTTAGGAGACCTCGGCGGTACTCACCTATATAGCGGAAAATTCGGCGCCACTCAGCATCTCATCCGACAAATGAGCGGAGATATTCGCTATAAACAAAGTGATAATGCTATACTTAGAAAGCTAGATCTCTTCCAAGATAGAGATGAATATAGCGGAAAAGGTCCGACAAAGTTTATACGATCTCTTGTCGACAAATACGATGATCCTAACTACATAGGAAACGTTATAGATGATCTATCGTCTAATAGTATGTCTCGTGAAATTATCGAAGCAGAAAGACTGGGCAAAGTAGATTTTGCTTTAGATTACTTAAATAGAGCAAAAGCTCTCCATAGCTTCATGAAAGAAACTACAATAGAATTCGATCGAGATACGGCAAGAGCATTAAGCGAAGCAGCAAGTGGACCGTCGGAAGATATATTAAAAGCACTAGCAGAAAAAACGCCGAAAGAGCTAGAGGATTATCTCTTATCTTTAAATCCGGACGATATCATAAGCAAGCCGCTCGCTGACCTTGCAAACAAGTTAAGAACGAACAGAGAAGAAATTATACAAACGATCGAAACTGGATATGGACGCGATCGTAAAAATCTCGGATCGTCTTTATTGAACGTAGTAGGAACCGGGATAGGGAAAGAAGCTTCTACATATGAAGACACTATTCGTAAAGAACTAAGCAAAGAAGCATTACTCCAGTCTGGATTAGACAGCTCTTCCGGAGCAATGAATTATGGCGATATTTTAAATTTAGTTAATTCGGCTAATTTAACGACCCGACAAAAGACAGAAGTGCGACGCCTAGCGCACTTAGCAACATTCGAGGATAAAACACTTAAAAGATCTCCCGGAGTTAGCGGAGACGGAAGCTTAAACGATAAAGAATTATTCGACCAGGTTTATGACATAAATGTCGCATTGTCTAATAATGAAATCCGCGAAACACTTCAGTTAAGCAAGAAAGAACATCTTAACTGGCAAACGACGCATTATAGCGATATAGATGAAATAGGTAATCCAGCAGAATATAATACGTGGTCAACGATAAGAAATTCCGAGACACCTCTCGATGTATTGTCATCGTTAAACGATTGGTCTAAACTAAAGGCTTCTATTTCTAGATTCGGAGGACAATTTGCTGCCGGCCGAGATAATATGGGCGACGTATCAGAAATGACTCTAGCCCCATATTTTATGTTATCTCGACTATCCGACGAAATGAATACTCTAGGAGTAGGCTTCTCTAAAGACAGCATGGGAAGCACGTTCGACATGATGAAGTCGATCGCGCTCAAAAGAATACTCCCCGTCGCTGTCGGATCTACTTATTTAGAATGGCTAGATGACACATCAGAAGAGGTTACGGGAATATCGATCGCCGGAGCTGCGGCACAAGGAATTGCCAACGTAGATCTCGCGGCAAGAAAAACGCTAGATTTCGTAGGTATGACTGACTGGCTAAAGGGCGAAAAAGCCCTTAACCCCATTATGCAATATTGGGGAGATCATACCGAATTCATGAGCTACGACGAGCGCAAAGAATGGTATGAATCAGGATACGAACCGGTACGAAAAGGTGCCTGGTGGACATTTGGCGGCGTCAACGAAGCTCGCGGCGCGGAGATTTCTTACTGGCAACCTTCATTCGTAAGACGAATACAATCGGATTATTTAGATAAGAGTCTTTATGACGGTTACTTCGATAAATGGTCACATAGCCTTCTTCCGACTCCGGCCAACCCGTTGTCTCCATTTATAGGATTAGCAGATCCGTACTGGCTAGAAGAAAAACATAAATATGACCGTCCTTATATGCTCACGGGAGAAATGTTTGCCTCGGGGACACCTTGGGGTGCAATACTAAATCCGACCGTCGGCGCATTGCTTAAGCCGCAAAAAAGCCTACACGAAATTCCTATCTTAGGATTTAACTACAGAAATATTAACGGCGTAGACCCGATGTCTCTAATGCACGCCATAAACATGGAGATAAAACAGAAAGCTAGAGACATCACACACATGAATTACGTCAAGGTTGACGGCGATCAGTTTACCCCAGTCAACATTAGCGAATACGAAAATTACGCCGAAGAAAGAAGCGAAGAGCATGCTACATACAAAAACGGAAAAGTCGTAGAAAAAACCGAAGGATTCGGAACAAAGAAAGAACCGACTCAGGAAGAAATAACTGCCGAAGATATTCGGGCGGCAAAAGAATCCGGAACTAATATCGTAAGCCCAGGGGAAATAATAGACTATAAACTTACCGGAACTAAAAATCCATTCGAGACTCCCGGCTCCATATACGATGACGGAGCAGGAATAAAGGCAGTTCCTTCGGCGAAAAAACTTGCCGAACAAAGACACGAAGCTCGAAACCTAAAAATTGAAGACGAACTAGAAATAGAGAAACTTCTCTATGGCGACGAAGATGGTATGAAGTCCGCTATCATAGGATTAATAAAAAAATATAATCCTATGAAAACGATCAGCGAACTAAATGAAGACACAAAAGGAAAAGCTAAGAAGAAAAGATCTGCTGGAACGCCAGATGAATATGAATCAGAAGACGGAATAGTCCAGGCGCAAAAGCTTAAGAACTTTAAACCGTCGAATTCAATGGAATTACTTAACGATGCCGATACGGTATCCGAAATGGTTAATGCCGGAAAAGGATCCGACATGGTGCGCGACGCAGCTATTTCCTGGCGTCTTGTAAGCGGTATTTACGGCTATGCTTTCGGCGCAGCAACAGGTTTCGGAGTAGACGATAAAAAAGTTATTGCTACAGGAGCGGACATGACTTCGTTCAGTAGAACTTTCTGGGATTCTAATATTGGCGGCGCCGGCGGAGGAGTAATGGAAATTGCTCGTCGTTTTATTCCTGACTTTAGAAGAGGAACTCGAATTAACCCTCTAATGAACGAGATGCCAGACTGGCTACCTGAAAAATTTAAATTTGGAGACCCATATTTAATTCCGAAAGGAGAGATGAGACTCCCCGGAAAAGGATATGAAGCCCTAAACGAGCTACACGCTGATATATATGGATCGTATGGGGCCTTCGATCGCATGAAAATACTAGCGGATATTGCGCCATTTTCTCCTGAATATAGACTATGGAGAGATATTGCCAAGAAAACAGTTACGGATCCAGAACTCATAGAAGAGATGGAAGAAATCCGCGAAAGAGTTAATCAGCAGGGTAAAAAACATGACTTCTATGATTACAAAGTCGTAGGACGAGGTCTCGAATATAAAAATGTAGTCGTATCAGATATTCTTGACTACGGAAAATTCAAATCTGGTAATACGACATATAAAATCGCCGGCGCCTCTATTCGAGCAAACGAAGCAGAAACAATGAAAGATGTCTTAGGAAGATATATTCATGTAGGGCAAGAAATCACGATTGCGGTAGACGAAGATGAATACTCCGGAAAAAACAAGGATGCCGTAGGGAGTATTAACGCCGCCGTCTTCATCGAAGGACAGAACATAGGCTTAGAGATGATAGAGCAAGGCGATGCAACGGTCAGAAAAGGAGATACATCATCTGCAGCACTCTTGGCGAATTACGGGCCGGTACAAAAAGGTATCGCTTATATGTCTGAGCTATTTGCTCACGCAGATGTACCTTGGCTATCTGACCAGTTCTTAAGAGTAAGATCTCCGATCGAATCCTATAAGGCAGAGCAGGTATACGGAACGCCATATCAATCGTGGGAACACCCAATTAATTCATTCTTAATGCCGGCAATAGAAAGAGCTTTTCACGACAGATCTGCATTTACTCCTCTCATCGGAACCGCCGCGCGTGCTATTGACGACATTCCCGGACTAACTCCCGGAATGAATCACTTTACGAAAGCTGCATGGTTGTTAAATGATCGCGGAGCATTTATCGGCTTCGCATTAGCAAATCTGGTTAACCCGGGGGATAAGATGGCGATGCGATGGGCACGCCATGGAAGCGCAATTACGACGACGGGTCACTTCTTAACCGGAGGAAATAGTTATTTCGACGAAATTACATCTGGAGGACAAATCGGATATGAAGTCGGAAGATTCTTAGAAAAAAATCGAGGGAAGGCTGCCGCAATAGGAGCTGCGGCGGGAGTGGCTTATCGCACTATATTTGGAGATGAAAGCGACTGGATCCCAGACAGGACCAAAGAGAAATGGGAGATGCAGGACTACTTCGATCGACTAACGTATCTTAAATATATGGGGCTTTATCGCAAGGCTGCAAAGCTTGCCGAAGAAGAGGAAGGCGTCGACGTCGAAGACCTTCTCGAGAGAAGAGAAGAGCTAGCATTTGAGAATTCTAAGGCGATCGATAAATTTAAACGCCTTAAAAAGAAACTTCGTCGTAAAGAGTTCTACGGAGAACCATCCGAAGAAATGATAGATGTTCTAAATGAAAAAATAGAATATCTAGAGAACGATAATACGGCAATGGTTCTCGGCGACCTATCAGGAATTATGTCATTCTTCGACAGTAAGATAAAAACTCTCGACAGAGAAAATACGATGGTAGAGGTCGGAGAATGGACCCGTACGGCTTTATTATATAAACAGGCCGCAGACTCTACCATGTATGGATTAAAAGATAAATCCTCATGGTCGCAGATCGTAACGGCATTGCCGACAAATGACAGAGAATATTTTATGGAGTTCGTTAAAGTCACGAACCAGACAAGAAGAGAAGAGATTCTTAGATTTGCCTCTCCGTCCCTAAAAAGAGCCTTGGCGTTGGCATGGGGCAAGAAACCGGAAAAACAAGAATCTAACGAAGAGTTCTTTAAAAGACACGAACTGCCGAAAGAGAATTGGGCTGGATGGGCGCCACAGTATGACTTAAAAGATATCGAAGTTAAAACGATAGAAAATGAAGGCATGATGTTAGCCGACTTCGGATACTACGACTCTCAGTTAAGAGATCCAAAAGTTCAAGATGCTCCGACGACAAATTATTCCGGAACGGATGAAGAACATAACGAAGCGGCGGTCAAGAAAAACCTTCAGAGAATACTTCATGGGTCCGGGTTAAAAGATGTCGATATATCTGTTCAGCCTGGACCGTCAGGCGGAGTAACCTCTATAATAGCAATAATCAAAACGATGCTAGGATTCGGAGAAGCTCAAGAAATGGTAAATAAAAGTCTGTCAATGCAGGCTAGTATGTAAGACCATACCCTCGGTTATACCGGGGGTTTTTTATTTTAAAACGGTAATATGTAATTAGAATAATAATCGTAGCAGAAAATAGGTGTCCAATGGATAAAATTGTAGATAGCAAATTCAGAGCAAGACTCGCGGCAAATGCCGAAAGAAGAAACTTCTTATCGAGACAAAAAATGAGTGATCCCATTATAAAAGAGCACAAAATTGCTCCGCTCATGGCAGCCCGAACGCCGGACGTAATAGATGGTGCGCATATCGGGCTTATTAAGGCTGCGATCCGTGCTCCATTTTCTAACGACCCAATAGTGTCTGAAGCAGCTATCGCAAGTTTCCAAAATACAAAAGTAAAAGACTTCAACGATGCTTTTCTCTACGGCAATAACTTAAATAGATATATTCGTCATCAGTATACCGGAAACGGAATCGGACAAAACGTATCGGAAGCAAGAGATGCACTATTTAATATAATCAACAAAGACGGAAGATTTGTCGGGTTCGACTTAGAAACTCTCGGAGCAAGAACCGACGGGTTCGGGCGTAATATCGGGCCTATTATTACGGAGTTCTCTTTCTCAGAAATGGTCGGAGAAATTGGCTCCGGAAATAATCCGTCGGTCTCTAAAGAGTATGGCTCTATTATAGGTATCGAAGAAAAAGAATATAAAGAGCTTAAGAACTTAATCCAAAAATATACGAGCAATCAAAAAGTAACCGAAGATGAAATGGTTACTCTTGAACGCCTCGCTCTTATGGGCAACGACAAGACCACTATAGACTGGAACAAATGGGAGAACGACGGCCGAGGGATATTTAGATATTCGTCCTTCGCAGAAAAGCACGAAATAGGTTTCACTAAAAAAGAAATGCTCAAAGGTCTTGAAGATTTACGTAAGATCGGAAAGATTCAAGAAGCTACGAAATCTATAAGCGGAATGTATGGATGGGAACAAGAGCTTTATTCTGCTCTTGAAAACGTCGTCAAGAACGATCTAACTGCCGTCGCCCATAACGGTAGAGGGTTCGATGATAAGAGTTTAAATCTACTATTAAACAGCAATAATGTCAGCAACGAGATGAAGTCTCGAACGGAGAGATTGTTCGAAGGACGAGGCTTATCGTTTAAGCACGAACTCGATCCCCTGGCACTAATGAGAGGACAAGCGGGAGATAGACAAGAGCTCTTATACAATCTCGTAGGAAAAGACGACAAAAAGCTAGCAGAATTAAACAACTTCATGCGTAAAAATGGAAAGTCGCAGCTTACGCAAGAAGTCTTTATGGAAGCTCTCAGACTAAGTCGCGGCGGAACCCGTATCCAAGATGCAGCCCACGTAGCAGCAAGTGACGTATTCGGCGTCGGAACGATGATTATGCAAAGTATCTTCGATCCGAGGAATCCGTCGTCACTCGCTACTATCAATCCGGGGATAACGTCTAAAATCTTTTCGGCTTCTAGCGACGAAGTTTTTTATGCCGCATCGTCTATAAATGCGAACGAGTCCGGACTCTTTACCTTGGTTAGAGATCCGATGACCGGGCAATATAGAACATCGGACGGAATATCTATCGGCAATAATGGGACTACTATCGAATCTTTTCCGCAAACCGGGATAAAGCGTCGTGCAATGTATGTACCGACCGGTATCGGAGAGATTAAAAGAGGTTCTAGCGCCTATGACGCAATTGTCGGCGCGCATAGAGATCTTGACAACGGATCTCTTATGTATGTACGACTTAATCCTCTATCTGAGTCTGAAGCCATAGGTGCAAATTCAGAAACAATTCTTGTCGGGCCAGAAGCAGAGATAAAAAAGAAGCTTGACCAGACGTTCGTACATGTCGGCAAAATGAATGACGACGGAGAGTTCGAACTAAAGAACTTAACCGAAAAAGAAAAATCTCTATTCCAGAGAATAACCGTACACGAAGATGGAAAAGTCGCCATAACAGATCCTACCGCTAAAGATCTTATGGCAGAAAGTACATTTGCTTTCGATAATGATGCGCCGGCAAGATCTGCTCGCGATCATTCTATCACTAAAGACATAAGAGCTCTTCGCTATATTAAAGACATGGATGCATATGCGGAGCAGCAAATTGCAGAGCATTACACGCACGACTCTCGAGGCAAACTAAAATCCAAATCGGACGGAACTGTTCACGACACGAAAACAGTTAGAGAACTATTCCGCAGACAATTTAGAGATAGCCTCTATAAAAGAACGGAATCTCTAGCGAAAGATCGTCATCTTGGTTCGGGCGCTAAAATTACAGCAGAGAAAGCGAAGGGGACATTCTTTGAATATGTAGGCTGGAAACCCCTCGGCGGAGAATACACCGCATATTCAAATTCTGTCTCTAATTTAATAGGTCTCGAAAATTACGTTCGTAGTAATCAAGAGATGATCGAGCAGGCAATCGAATTTGCCGAGAAGAAAAGCGGAAAAGATCGCGGCAAATACGATCCGCTGCTTGAAGCGTATTATCACACAGCAAGAAACGCTCTCGAAACAGAAGCTCTTTCGATTAAAAATCCGAACCCCAAAAGTTCTTCATCTATCAATAAAGTCCCCGTAGGATTTAACAACCGTGGCCGTCTCGGGATAGAGATGCAAAACATCTTCGAAGTAGACGTTAACGGATTCCGTACGAAGAATAAACCGGGCGGAAATATCGTTCAATTTAATCTCGGCGCTTCCGGCATGTCTATCGCGAAGAGCGTTTATCGAGCAATGGGATATGCTCCAGAGACAATAGACGATATTAAACCGGAAACTAAGGTTAATATGCTCGGGAGTTTTCAGTCCTTTTTAGAGAGAGCCCTAGGCGTCCCTCCGGAGAGGTTAAGAATAACCTCGAAAGATTCCGTAGATTCGGCCGGAACGAAAATTATTTCGATGATGCAAAACGAACGATCGAAATATCCTACGGCCGGATGGTTGTCTCCTACTTCTCAACATGACGTTACGCATGGACTAAGTAATCACGGTATGTCTTCAGAGAGAGTCTCTAAAGTATTAAGCGAACTTAGCTCGTCTCTAGAGATAGTAAAAAATCCGTTAGGTGTATCCGTAAATAAAGCAGGACAAGTTACTTACGACAAAGCAAAGGTCGGAACATTATTCGACGATATAGCTACGAGAATTAACGACAATATTTTATTCGACGGAATAACTCAAGATCATGATAAGTTCGTCGAACAAATGAAAAAGAGCGGTTATTCCGCAAGAGACGCCGAAACTCTATTTCAATCTCAAAAAGTTAAACGAGCTGAGTCTAAAGCTCTAGTTCTCGATGTCGTAAGTAAGATATATGCTAATGGCGGGATGGTCGGATATTCCGAAAAAAATAAAAAAGTTTTCATGTTCGAAACCTCGTCTAAGTACAAATCGGGCGAGATGAGAGAACTATATCTTCCGAGACAAACTCTCGAAGATGGAGCTTTTTATACCAGAATCGGAGAACGACAAACACGGCATATCGACCCGCTCGTACTTACTCCGTTCGGACAAGACGGAGATCAAAGATTCCGATTAACGTCTACGATCGGAAAAGCCAGATCACAATTTGGATACTACGGGAAAATTATCTATGATAAGGCACAAGAAGGTAATCTCGGAGAAGGTATAGATCTTTATCTAAAAAAGATAAATTCTCTATTCCAGTCTAAGGCGACCATACTAACCGGCGACCAACAAGATAAAGTCATGGCAAATGTCTTTGACCTTAACGACATCACGAAGATGATGGGCGCAATTTCGCGTTCTGAGTCTTTACAACAGGTCGCTAAAGGTGCCGGAATAGCTCAACAAGTTCTCGCCGATATGGCCGCAAATTCCGGCAAGTATACAGAGAAAGCGTTCTCGGATCTTGCATATCACGAAGCGGCGGCCGTAAGGCAATATGTAGAGACATTCGGAAAGATAGTTTCTCATAGTCTAGCCGGAGAACAGAAGGAACTATTCAATAGAATACTTCCTGCTATATCTCGCGGCATAAACCACGCAGACAAAGGATATGTCCAAGGTCTTCTTGATACTGGCAATGCTCTCGAAGGATTACATGCTAACCAGACAGGTATCGAATCTAAGCTAAAAAGATCCGCTTTGTTCGATACTACTACGGGAGAATTCGAAGCGCTTGAAGCTCAAGGAATGAGAAGCGGCGCGGCACTTCGTTCAACGTTCGAAGAAGCTCGTGTAACCGGAGCATCTGCGGCTCTAAACAGAACGCTAGAAGACACTCTTGTCGGGAGTAAGCTCTCTGCAACGACAGAAGACTGGAGAGAGATCGTTCGAGAAGGAACGAAGAGAGGGCATTTCAAAGGATATACCGCAAAGATACTCTCTTCCGCAATAACCGACGAAGGCGCGGCTTTAGTTACTTCATATGTTGCAGATGCAGCATTAAATCATAGATTCTACGAGCAACACGTTCGAGTAAGCGATGTCGGACTAGCTAGCGACCCGAGAGGCAGAGCGCGTGGTTACGAACGAATGCTAGATGGCCCTATGGGCGACGCTATGGCTTACATGGGGTTTGAGAAAGACGCTAACGGAAAAATCACGGGAGTAAAATACGAATCGAATAACGGGGCATTCGTCCGAAAGGGAGAAGCGCTATTCGATAAGTTCTCTTCGTTTGGCGGCGGAACGGAACTCGTGACTGCAAAGCAGACAGGTTTCTTAAGAACCGGAGTGTTCAGAGGCGGCGTCAAGTTAACCGATTCGGAAGTAGCTGACTTTCTCGGATCTGAAGAACACCTTAAAAGAATTAACTCTGCGGAGAATCCATACGTAGAAGCGTATAAAATACTCCAAGGCGAAAAAGAATTACGTCACGATTTTTACGTAGACGAGTTAAGCATAGCAGGAAACTCGAAGTTCTCTGATATGAGCGAAAAAAATCAGGGGCGCGTTATTATAGCCGGCTTGGGTAAAAAAGATAAAGCCGTCGCAAAGGCGCTAACCGAGTTTAAAGCGACGGAACTAATCGGCATGGAAGTAACGCCTGATTTTGTTCGCGAGTTAATGGAATACGACAAGACGCAAAAAGCGATAACTAAGACAAAGATGGGTATCACCATCAACGCGATGAGAGAAGCTAAAAAGCTAACGAGGCTCTCCGATAATGAAATGCTAGAAACCATTCAAAAGATGGGTTTCAATGACGTTTCCGAATTCGGACAAGCTCTTTACTCCGAACGCCATTCAGCCACAGACGAAATGCATTCTGGACTCAGAGCGATGGGGATTCTCGGAAGAGATGAACATATCGCCGCAGTTACCAACAACTTTGCCGGACAGCGAAAGCACTTAGATCCGACTATCGTTAAATCTTTAATTCTTCAGATGGAAAAAAGTGGCTCATCTCCGCAACAAATTGCGGACGAACTTAAAGATGTTCTTCCGGGGATAGAAGTTCGCGACGGAAAGCTTATCTATGATGGCGGATCTCAAATAAATTATGGAGAACTTAAAAAGATAACCGACCGTTATGGACTGATCCATAAATTAAAAGGCAGAGACGGCAACGACATACTGAATTCGAATGGGGAAGCTGTTCAGTATGAAATAGCTAGAACCGAAATTCGTCAGCTACAAAACCTAGACGAAGCTCGTGTTTCAGACGATGGCACTCATATCGTTCGAGCAGATGAACGTGTATTTAATAACCTGATCGCCCATAGATATGACCAGGCATACTTAGATGCGGCAGAGAAAAAACTCAAGGGCGTGATGGGCGAAGAACTCGGAGATAGTTTATACGATTCACTTATCAGGGATCGAAAGACCGGAGAGATTCTAAACGAATCTTTGGCCGAAAAGATAAAAAAGGGAATATTTGCTACCTCCGGAGAAGGACGTATTTACGACCCATTTAATAGCGATTTTACTACTACCGAGTATAGAGAATCTATACAAAAATTAAGAGATCGTGGATTATCTACGAATCAAATAGACTCTATAGTAAGGTCTATGATAGATAACGGCGCCGAGAAAATAACCTGGGATAAAGTCTCTGAATTTAATTCTGCGATATCGTTCGGTATGGCGCACTCTTTTAATGCTAACTTACAAACTGGTAAGAAGCATACACTAGAAGAGATGAAGCGCGCCGGCTTTAGTGTAGTCGGAATAGACGATCTAAGTAAGGACGCTATCGCCGCGTTAAAAACCGGAGACGAAGCCGGATTCGAAAAGTTCTCGGATATGATGAGCGGAAAAAGCTTCGTCATAGACATGTACTCAAAAGACCTCGAGTTAAAAGGCGCTCCTCAGATCTATACGGATCCGAATAACCGTTATCTAGCTATACCGTTTCAAGAAATCGGCCGTGAAAACCCTGACGGATCGTCTACTCCTAGCCGAGTTAATAGTAAAGTGGCTTCATTGGTTCGCAGATTCGATAATTATATAAATACGTATACTCAATTATCTGAGTCTCCTGACGCACAAGTTCAGAATAGAATACGTGCGACAGAGTCCATGGAGGATATCCGTTCAGAAATATCCGCAGAACTCACGGATAAAAAAGGACGAGCTAAGAAGGCTGCAACGGCAAGAATTGCCGACGGCGTAGGACATCTTACCGCACAGGGACATACATTCCTAGGAAATAAGCTAGCAAGAGATGCCGCCGGAAATATAGTAGATACCGGAGAAAGTTTAGACGGAGCCTTCGAGAAATTTAAGCTTTTCGGAAAATCAATTTCTGAATTTGCTACGAGAAATCGCCTTATCGATGCAGGAGCAATTTCCGGCGATAAGTTTGAACTAGGATACTCTATCTTAGGAAAAGAAGTTCAAAAAGCCTGGTATAACAAAGACCTGTTCTCTACGATTGCAGGCGGAGATTCTGAAGTAGCTAAATTACTAGAAGAAAACGTCGGAAAATATCTTGAAAGCGGCGGAGCAACATTCACCGGAGTCATGCGTCAACCCGCACAGAGAAACAGATCTACTGGCGCAATGGCTACGTATTTTAGTGACGCTGTCGGTAACGACCAAATTACGATGTCTATTCGAGAAATGCTACAGAAAAAAGGCGACTTTGACTCGGATAAACTCGCCGCCATGATGCTTAAAAGCAAAGCGACGATAGAATTCGAAGGCGGAAAAGTAGTCAATACAGATCGTCTTGATTATGCTACGTATCAAGTATTGCAGCAAATGGAAGGCGTAAACGTCAAACTTCATGATAATACATTCAAGGATGCTCAGTCTGAGATTATTGCGGCGGCGCTCGATTATAACGTAAAAGTTGAACCTCGTAATCCGGCGCTCAAAGGCGGTTCTTTAGACGTAGAACATCTCTTAGAGAAATCGACGTGGGATGGAGAACACTCAATCGATTTCCGTCGTTCGTATTCACACGACGAGATTCAAAGAGAGCGTGCGAACTGGGAAGTCCTTAAAAAAGAATTCGCTCCGTTAGCAGGAGAGATGAAAGAAGACTCCCGCGAATATCTATCGGCGATGTCTAAGTACGCGGACACTCTAGGTGATGAAGCTGCGGCAACAAAAGAAACTATGCACTTCCACGCATGGGATAAGGCGTATACTTCTATACGTAACGCCGAAATTTCTAAGCAAGCCGCAGGTATCCTAAACGATGTCGAATACACCTGGCAACAAATGACATCTCACGCTAAGCACCTAACCCCGCAACAATCTGGACTAATCATGAGCGGAATCGCTGCGGCGCAGGAAGCTACACTAACCGGTAAAAGTGAAACCGGCGAAACCGATATTCTTCGCGTACAGAAGATGAAAGAAATACGTGATGAAGCATATAGAGCTATGAGATCAAATATAGGGCGAGAAGAGGCCGCAGAAAAGACTACGGCATTTTATCGTCAACTATTTGCTGACAGAGCTCAAAAAGAATTCGCGATGCAACCAGGTTGGAACTGGGGAAGAGGCAGTCAGGACGAATGGTGGCTGAGCATCGGCGGCGAGAAAATCGAAGAAGATATCATCGCCAAAAATGCCGGTAAATCCGCCGACGAAATTAACAATATAATTATCGCGGAGCAAGCTGCTCAACTACAAGGACACGTAGTTAGAACTACGAACCTAAAAGGCGTTTCTATTAAGGCTCTTAAGCTCGGAGTATCTGCGTCCGGATTCGGTCCAGATACCGAGCTTACGATGTTATCAGGGACATCGGAAGAAAGCTTAATGGCAAAATCTGATGAGATAATGAATCAGGCCGCTAGAGAGATGGGCCTCGACACAGAGATTATCAGAGAAACTGCAGCTCCTGCAGAGTCGAAAGCAGCGGAGATCGCAAGAGAATCCTCGGCGGCCAGATCTGCTACAAGATCTATGGCCTCATCTGTTCCAGGCGTAAGCTCTGCTGTGGTAGCTCCTATGCTCGGAGTCGGAGCGAAAAAAGCTCTAGGAGGCATTAGTAAAATAGGAGGATTCGGCGCAATAGGCGTCGGCATCGCAGCCGGAATACTGACATCCGGATATGTATCTGGCCCTACGGTAAAAACACAGCCGCATCCGGCACAGAACCATGCAGAAGATGCACACACAGATGAGAAGGCTATGCAGAAACCAACTCTGTCTGACAGTAACGTTGTAGCGGTGGCACAACCTCAGGCTAGTTACGTTATAAATATAAATGCTTCTTCTCAAAAAGATAGAAATGACGCAATCGAGGGAATTAAAAACGCGGCTGCCGGAATAACACCCAGAAATGGCAACGTAAACATATCGATAAATACACGACAAGATTCTTTAAGTCAAGTAAGTATAAGCAGAATGGTATCAAATGCCTTCTTAGGAATGTGAGACTATTAAAAAAGACCGCAAAAAATAGCGGTCTTTTTTAATTGCAATGTAAGACAAAGTATGTTATGATATAGTAGAGATAGTTTCTACCAAATATAAAACAGGTAATATGCAATTAGTAGAAAATAAAAAAATAAGAAAGATAGGTGTATCCATTGGGACTTCTCGATGACGATATCAAGAATAACATAAAAGACGACACAAGAGGAAGTCTCGGAGACCGTTTCGCAGTTCCGAAGGGCTATGACGTAGATAAAGATTCCTCGTATCAGGGGCACTACGATTTTAACCCGGATGCATATACAATCCCAGAATCTACTTTTTCGACACCAGAGATGAGCGATTTTTATCTGGGCGCGATAGATGATGCTTACCTAAAAAAGCTTCACGAGTTAGTTACGGGAGAAAAGCCTGCCGACGGAAGAGAAGCCGCTTTTTACACGGAAAAACCAGTTCATGACAAACTAGGGTTCAATGACAATTCAGCATTCGTTAAAGTAAGAATAGACGACGTAGACGGAGACTGGATGGACGGCGGAACAATTCGCGCCAAAATCTCCTCTATGGATGGAGGACCCGAAGAAAACTTTAATAAAATTATCTCTGAGTTTTCGTCGGAGAATAACCCATACGGATGGATAACAAAAGACGATTATATATTCTTTTCTTTGTACGGAATAAAATCTACCACTCCAAACAAATGGGCAAACGAAAAGAATGTTCCTAGAGTATCCGTAGACTATAAGGCTATTCCGATAGAAGAAATAAAGACAAATCCTAGATACATATACGACGAAGATGACGTATCTAACGGATTAGCAAACTTTGTTCGTCTAGGAAAAACATGGCACCAAATGAGAATACTCTCGGCGACGGACGGAACGATAACTTTTGATTGGCTTGTCTCAAAAAAGACGGGAAAGAAAAACGAATGGTTCACCGCTCAACAATGTCTAAAAGATACAATAGACAAAGGAGGCAAGGAAGTCTATTTGCAGATAGACAGACTTGCTGGAACAAACGCATCTAAAAGTATATTTGAAGGCATTACGGACGATAAAGAAGCAAGAGAAAGTCTTATTAATTGGTCTTGCGGAAGAACGTCCGGGGCACGAAATGGATACTGTCTCGCAAAGCAGGATGCGTCGGCAAGACGTTCCGGTGTTGCATACGTGAAGATAGACGGAAAATGGATTAATCTAGCGAAAGTATCTTTAGCCAAGAAAGATGTAACACTTAATAATGGTTTTAATGGCGACGAGAATAAAGACTTTCCACAAAATTATGACATTGATTCATATGTATACGCAGATGCCTTTTTTAGAGTAACGGACGAGATAGACGATAGAAAAAAGATCCAGCAAGAGATCTTTGGCGCTAGCTGGGACGCATTGCATGATTGGACCGTAACTCTCGGCGATACGACTCTCATGATTCCGCCGACAGCGATTACCGTAACAA